TACCAGTACCAGGCCAAACCTGATAACCAATCAAACATATTACTCACCTTCCTTTCCTGTTATTATCCGGTAGAATTTTAATAGATCATTATTTTCTATAGGACCGGAATAAATAGGCTTCTTCCCCATATAAACCCAGAATTTACTCGGAGAAGGTGGTTTAACATCAACATGGATACCCCACGAAGCTATGCCTATTCGCAAACCCCCTACTTCTTCAGCTATTAAACCTAACTTTATTGATGTTAGACTATCAACTGTTATATCTGCTGCCTCCCCATCAGGAGCCGGTATGTGTTCAGATCCCGGGAAACCACCTATTCTTTTATTTTCTTCTTCACACCGGTTGCCACTTAAAATAGTTACAGGTTTATGAAAATCAATTTCCCTATCTATAATTCCTATCATCATCTCAAGTTTAAATAGTAATAGACTACTTACCCGGACCTTTTTTCTTCTGCATTTAGGACAAGGACACCTAAATTCTTTTTTCCAAAAGTTAGTAGAAAGATCACCTAAAGATTTTTTATTTCCGTCCATTCATTCTCCTATCAACACTTTCTATTAATTTACACAATTTATTTTGGTTCTCGCCGATATCTTTAAGTAATACGATGCTCTGGTTATTCAAGTCTGCATTTTTTACGCTGTCATTGTGTAAACTCTTTAAATCATTATTGACTAAAGTCCTGTAAAATAGCCTTTCTTCTTCTTGTATTTTATCGTGTTTATCTTCCCTTTTAGTCTGTCGTTTTATCAAATACCATACCAGGCCAACTACCAAAATTAACATTACCGCTGTTATAATTGGCGTTCCATACTCAGCTATTGCTTTTCCTAATTCTATTGGGTTCAATTACATCATCCCCTTTACTCCGACCCGTTCCACTTAGTAAATTCTGCCATATTCCATTTAGCTATGGCTTTAGTATTCCATTTGTGGGACCAGCCAACTTCAGTAGTACCTGTTCCGTAAAGACTTATAGCACTGGTTGCATAATTGTAAAAATTTATATTTGTGCATGGAATATAATCGCCGGATTTTGCCCACATACCATCACATCCTTTGTTATCTCGTTCAATAGTTCCAGTGGTATAATATATACCAATATAATCCCCTGCTTCAACATCAAGGTCAACTGAAAAAGTCCGCTTGGCATCATCAAGTACAACACCAATATAATAAGTATCTCTTGTAGTAAAATTATTAGGAAATCCAGACGGATCAGGCCGGTAGAAAGTGGCCACTTCACAATTGGCCAGATCGGTATCTGACCATATTTCTACGCTATTAATAATTCCTGATTCATTTGCGGGGTTATTATTAATTGTGGTATATTGCGTAAAAACGGTGCCTCTATTTATTGCAGGGGCACCTATATAAATATCAGTAGCAAGAACAACCATCTGAAATATTGCTAATGTGAGAACAATAATTAGTAATATTTTTTTCATAATTAAATCTCCCCAAATACCATACTTTCTATTAACAACCCTAATCAGCAATAATAAAAAATTTATATTTATTTTATTCTATGCATAGGTTCTGTAAGAATGTGTCGCACTATCTGCCGGAGCATAATTTACCCTACCAGAAGCAGCAAGTTTATAGGATATACCACCTAACTCCATTCCATTCCAGGTAACAATTATTTGAGTATCCCATTTAGATATCTCTTTAGTATTCCATAAATGACCCCAACCAATGGTATTGATAGAAAGAAAGAAAATTATAATAAGAAATATTATTAATGTTTTTTTCATAATTAAATCTCTCCTACGTCAATACTAGGATCAAAGAACAAGATATCTGCAGACTTTGCCACCCCCACTCTTTGCAATTGCTGGCCAGCGGTAGAGGGTGCGGTAGAAGTTAAGCCTCCAGCGGTGGCACTGGCATGAATCATCGGTCCGGTAAATTCCCAGGTGTCATCCCTGATATAGCCCATTACCAACATATAACAGGGTAGATCAGCAATTTGATCTTCAAGGGCAATCCTTAATCCCGGCATATTAGTTGCTAAATCTGCATCGGCCTTTTTCCATTTTTTGGTGGTCCAATCAAAATATAGTAAATCCCCAAAGGCTACTATTTCACCGACAAACCAAGAATCTGTCAGTCCAGTATAAGTATGATCAGAAGTTAGTCCTTCACTAACATACATAAAAATATTATATGTATTCAATTCCAAATCATTACCTAATTTCGGGTAAGGATCATCTTCTAATTCTTGCATATAATTTTTAGTGGTTTCGCAAAAATCATTTACCGCTTTAGAAGTAGGTACTTTAGCATCGCTTAAAGTTATGGTAGTTTCGGTCGCTACTCCTGCATCCTCAATAACCCCAGTTGCATTATTTGTTTTTGTTAAATTTCCTGCTGTTAAAGTCCCAGTTTTAGTTATCTCATCAACCAGAATGGCCTTTATTTCTGCGTCAGTATCCACCGTTGGATCTACTTCTGTGGCAACTTTGGTATCAGCATAAGCCTTGGTAGCGGCCTCTTGCGCTGACGTAGGATCAACCACGCCAATTATTTTATGAGTTCCCATGTTAAGATCCTGGGTTTGCGTACCTAAAGCGGTATCCGTATTTTGAGTATGCTTTTTGGCTACTGCATCCTCAATATTTGCACCGGAAGAAGTTATATCAGATAAAACATTTACAGTATCTGTTTTCTTCACAAAAGTCGCTTCAAAAGTAGCGTCTAAATCTGTATCGGTGTTTTGTGCATGTTTTTTGGTTACTGCATCTTCTATGTTCGCACCAGGAGAAGTTATATCCGAAAGTACATTAACAGTATCTGCCTTTTTGACAAAGGTTGCCTCAAAAGTAGAATCTAAATCTGTATCAGCATTTTTTACATGTCTTCTAATTATTGTATCTTCAAGAAAAGCCTCTGTAATTATGCCCTCCGTTGTCCTGACAGATTGACCGTCACCTGTGGGAGCAGACAATCCAGTTAACTTATGTGTCCCCATATTGACATCAGCAGCCATAGTTCCAAGAGTGGTATCTGTTCCTGCTGTATGTTTTTTAGTAACTGCGTCTTCAATATTTGCTCCGGGAGAGGTTAAATCTGCTAAAGCATTCGCATTTATACTCCCCAAAGCAGTGGTAACATTGGCTACATCGGTTATATCTGCCCCATCTTCAACATTAATAATCCCTAATATTGCAGCTTTATCTAAGGCAGCGATCCCACCAGCAGCAGCTCTTCCCACAATTCTTGAAGGTAATATACTTAAAGCGGCAGGGGTATTGTCTGTATCGGCATACAAGATGGTATAGGCATCAAATAATGATTTGGAGGTATAGGCAGCAAGTTCACTATCGGTAGCTAAATTTACTCCCCAGATAGTCTCTACTTTTGCCTGTGTATTAATGGCGGTCTTTAGGTAGTATAAATCTAAATCTCCATCATTAACTAAAGAAACGCCCCAGATGGTCTCCACTTCTCCTTGAGTATCAATAGCAGTTTTTAAATAATAAGCACCTAAAGCAGCAGCAAGTTCAGTGCTATCGGTTATATCTTTTGTGTAAATAGCCTCTACTTCGGAAAGAGTATCTATTTGGGTTTTAAGATAATAAAGAGATAAATCTATACCCAATTCTGACTTGGTTTGCCAGGCCATCTCACCGGCAATATAAGCAGCAATATCACCATTTACAGGAGCATTACTAAATTTTAACCCGGCTTCGGGTATTTGGATTGTGCCCCCAGTGGTTAAATCTTTGGGATATGAGTCATCCCTTTTGGAATGTACTAACAAAGCCCCCAAGTCATCGATTATCTGTCTTAATTCATTGGCATCTTCTAAAGCATCAGCCTTATCACCAATTCCCACAAAAAAATTAGTTCCTGATTCCTGGGTATATTTGTAATACGCGGTAAAACCATTCATGCTGAATACTAGTAGGATAATTGATAAGATTATCCCTATCCATATTTTATTTTTTGACATCTTCTTTTACCTCCTTACTTTTAATCGCTTTATAATTTTTGATTTCATTTAAAATTATCTCTTTTAATGCAAGTGTAGAGAATTCACTTAATCTGTTGCCCAATTCCTGACGAGTAAAATTGAATAAAATTTGTTCAATCTTTTTGGCCAGTCCTTCCAAAATAATATCCTCCCTTATCTTTTTTACAATCAAAATGTAAATATCGCCTGGTTTTGTGTCAGGCGATATTTATTTGTTTTTAATTATTCTCCGTCATATATGCCCCGGTTGATTATTTCTAAACCATTTAATGTTTCTATCCTGCTGCCACTCCAATTATAAACTGCATAACTGGTCACTGTATGAGTAGATATTCTATCCCAAGCCTTTACAACGGCATAAAAATCGGGATAATTATAAGGATAGTTTTTGCATTGCCCATTTCCATGAAAACTGGTATAACCATAACCACTGCTCATCTTATAGATACATATTCTATGAGCTTTGTCATCGGTATATAGGATATAAGTCTGATAAGTAGTATAACCATTCTGATGTAGGCAATAAGAAACTAAAGCACTAGCCTCACTGCAATCTCCGATCTTAGTTTTCCAAAATTCGTAAGGGCTTATAACTTTTTCATAGCTAATCCGATAGCTACAATTACTCCCTATCCAGGATGTTATCTTGCTCGGGCTATTCATACTATTTACAAAACTGGTAAATGCAGCATCGCCGGGCGGTCTCCAGGGGCTAAGATTATAAAAGTCTTTTGTATCACCGCACCCAGCAGATAGCAATAAAAACCCTAGGACCATGATTAAAGCAAAATTTCTTAGTGATTTCTTCATCGTTTTTCACCTCCTTTTTTCTCACAAAATAAAAAAAGAGCCATCGAAAAAGACTATAATAGTCTTTTAAAATGGCTCTCTAAATTGGAGCTCTAAAGTTATTTAATTTTTAGATCTTATTTAAGTTCCCAATTCCCGTATGGGTAATTTTGTTTAATCAATTTTGTTTCGTATTCAAAGATATCGATATCTAATCCGTCCATTTTTTTACAGGGAAAAACTATGTTATCAGTAATAATTCTTGCATATACCACAGCATTATCTTTAATTATTTCAGTCGGTTTATAAAACTCATCGAAATAAATTATTAGGAAGGAGCAGGGACCTTCAGAATTAATATTGATATATTCTTCCCATTCGTCAACTTTATTATACCAGAATCCGTCAAAAACGCAACAACACCTAGCCAATTCATATTGCCGGTTAATGATTGCCTGCCAGTAATTATAAACTGCTTCCTCTGCTAGGAATCTATCAGTAGTCAATTCCGGAGCAACCACGCAACCAATTAAGGCTAAAATCAAAAATATAACCAAAAATGATATTAAGATCTTCCTTTTCACTTTAAAATTCCTCTTTAATTATTTGATAGCCCTTTAAAGAATCATCCTATTGAAGAGGACCGGTATAAGGTCCTAATATTAGATTAGTAACATTCATCCTTAAAACTTTTTCATTTTCTCCTACAGTTATCCAACAAGTGCGATCTTTAGAATTTCCTATCCCAACAAATGTCCCAATAGTATTCCAGTCTTCATAAATGCCTCCATCTTCATAAATGCCTTCATATTCACAATAAGCAGCGAGCCAAATATTATAGTAACCAATATCGACATTTCCGGTATTAGTTATTGTATAGTAAACTTTTACTTGATCACTCCACTTTTCGCCGGAATAATCTTGTTCCCACTTAGTTATTACAACGTCAGCACTCAAATTTTCAAATAAACAACAACCCGATAAAAATATAGCTAATATTAAAAATAAAATTACCAACAGAATTTTCCTTTTCATTGCTCATACCCCCTAAATTATCTTTAAACTCCCAATATATAATACGATATAAGCAAGGGGAAGTTACTATTAATATTATAAATATTTTTTCTATATTAAATCAATTTTATACTAAAACCCAATTACTTCCATCCCAACGCTTTAAATTTCCACCCACCATACAAATTTGTCCAATTTGATTATTCGTTGTAGGATCTTCAGTTAAATTGGGTAATTTTAATTGTCCCGTACCATAGATATTAAATAGATTATTTGTCGCTCCACCGCCAGGGATTAAATTAAAAATTACAGAATAATCACCATACGTATTTTTAATCTGTCCCATATTTCCACCAGCCAGAATTCTAGTTATAGATCCAGCTCTTAAATCTAACATAGCGTTGAGTGAAACAGTATAATAGGAAAAAATAAAGTAATCCCAACCCGCTCTCCTTATAGCCAATCTATAATAATCTGTATCATGAGCGTCATATAGATACATTTGGCTATCTTTAAAATATATTTCTTGGTTACTACCACTACCGCCAACCCTAAATTCTGCACCATCTATTATGCCAGCTAACATATCTCCTTTAATCTCTAATTTTGTTCCTGTCCATTTAAGATAATTTGTAGCATTACCGATATTCAATTTGTATCCATCGCTATACCCCAGCCAGAATCCCGCAACTGCACTTTCATAAGTATCTTTTCCGGTGGTCCGGATATATCCGGTATTGCCGAGAATGATATTCCCTATATCGGCCACATTGGAAATATTCAATCTGTCTGCGGTAATTGAACCTGTCGTGATAAACTTTCCGTTAATGATCGTCTGTCCATAAGTAAGGGATATCCCCCGCACCGAATCAACTACCGAATGTAATACTCCAATTAGGAAATAATAATAGGTGGGATCATCATCAAATTTCCTTTGCGTCTCGTCTACTATAATCTGCCCGGTATAAGCAGCTTTCTTCCTGCATTTAGCATAAACATAATAAGGTGTCGCATCCATCAGGCTATCCTGGGTATTCTCCGATAGTGTCCAAGTCCTGATCTCTTCCGCAATTGACAGATGAATCAGTTCCCCGGCGCTGGCATGGAATTTAGATTTATCCCCAGTGTAATTTGCCTCGATCTGGACTTCCTTCAAAATAAATTGGGTTGATTTTGCCCCCACTGATAACATCCCGGTCTCAACCGAAGCAGGCCGGATATTTCCCATATCAAAATATCCGTCTGTGTCAAAAACCATTGTCCTTAATTCTTCTGATGTTCTCCAGCTCCACCTGGACCGGATGATATCACCCACATCCCCGATTTCAATTTTCTCCTTTAAGACTTCTTGATCGGAATAGAGCCGTTGAATTAACTGTGGCTCCAAATGCTCAGACAATTTCAGGGTATATTTGTATTTATTTGCCAGGGATTTGGTCAATTCCACGATCCGGGTCAGGACATCTATGCCTAAATCCGTATCCTCTATCGTAATGAGATCCCCTGTCTCAAGTTCAATATCTTCATCCTTGAAGTATCTCCAATCGGGCTCAAGAACATAAGTCACTCTCGGCTCGCAATTGTTATCAAGATAGGCCTGGGCTTTAGTTTGCAGGAGAGTCTCGGCAGCATCTATATAGCTTTGTGGGAGGAATATATCTAATAGGACATACTTATCGTTAATAGCGGGCTTTAAGGTAGCGTTAGGCATATCGTAGCCCCGATCATCCCTGAATGCTATTATGGTAAATTCTTTGGTGGTGTTGTTATAACTATAAACCTCAAATTCATATCCGCCCAAGTCACCGGAATTAAAATGGAGTTTTGCGGTCACACCGGGAAGCAGATAATCATTTAAGTCAAAGTCCATCCCGTTATCAGTAAATTTGGTTATATCAGCCCCATCAACCGAGCTTATCGTCCCCTCTCTATGGGGATAGATATCGTTGAATATTTCTGTATGCTCAATCGTGCCGTATTTATCGATATTTTTTTCCAGATAAGATTTATCATCAACTACAAATTTCAATCTCCTGGAATAATCCCGGTAATCGCTTGTTAGATTTTTTTCAGAGCCGAAGGCGTACAGCCTGGTAATAATATTCTTCTCGCTCAAGGTGGTCCTTTGGATATTTCTCAAGCCCTGATGATATCTAAAAGTTAGCCCCGAATCGCTACCTGCTTTATCGGTAAAATGAATATTTTTTATATAACTGACAATCCCACCTTCGGCGGGCTCATAACCGTGTTCAGCTTCAGCAGCAGGCAAGTAGCCTATCACTGCCCCACCAGAAGGATAATAAGGTAATTTTGACCCCTCTGAAAACTCCAATTCAAATACAAAATAAAATTCTCCCTCAAATTCCTCACATAATTTTTGCAGGACCTGCATACAATTATTCTTTGAAAAGTTCAACAATTTGTAATCTTCATTTGTCTGGTTGCAAGTTCCCCTCACCCAGTTGGTGTGTTCCCGGTTCATATTAGTTACAATTAGGTCAATAAATGTTATCAGATTCCCTACCAAATAAAAATCTGAATTTCCATCTATATCTAAGAATTGGGTTTTGAGCAATTCATAACGTTCAGACTCAAAGGTTATATCATAATAGAATGAATTTGAGGAATCCTTCCTGATATTGGGTAGATTATTTATATGGTATATAATGTTGCCGTAAACAATATAATCTCCGACAGCGACATCCAAAAAAATATGGGAATTAAAAGATAACCTGATAACATCTTCACTCAAAAGTTGATTGATAAGACGAGTATTATCATCGATTCTTATCGTTAGCCAGACTGATGTTTCTCGATAGACATCAAGATCCATTTTTTATTCTCCTTATGAGGCCACGGCCGGTTCCGGTTCCCTTAATTTTAAAATAAACTTTCCCACAAATAAAGAACTATTCCAGCCGGTTAGCATATTCAAAACTCCTCCATCTTTAAAATATACGTCCAGAGTATCGGTTAAAAATGGTAATTTTAAAGTATGAAGCCCGGACCCTTCCAATACAGCTTTAAATAAATTTAAATTAGTCAAAAAGTCTGCTTTTGTGTCTGCTTTTATATAGCAAAATAAAATTATATCCCTGGGTTCAAAATGAATATCACCAGCATCGATAAAGGCTTCTTCCCCATTATAATCAAGCCAATTATGGGCTGTTTTGCCTTTTCTTTTCAGAAAATCTAGAGCGCCCCTAACCTTCTGGACGTAGACTCCATAGATAGCCGCCAATTCATGAGATGAAGAAATAGTTACCGAAGCTCCTGCTGCCTCTTCATCTAAACTTCCAGTAATTACGTTGATGGTTGCCGCTACGACTGAAAGGATAGTATAATTTCCATCGTTAAGGGTAGAACCAGTAACGGTTATTATATCTCCTGCCCTGAGATCAATATCTAAAAATTTGGCAGCAACTTGAGTTATGGTATCTTCGCCTTCTCCACCATCCACAAAGGCAATATCAGTTCCCGTAACCTTAATACCGATTAAATATCCGGATTGCATATTAAGCACCCCCAATTGCCCTTAAATATTCGCTTTCTGATAATATTCCTATATTTAATTTATTATCTATATCTTCGAGATGTGTAAGATATTTATTATATTCTGTGTTGTCGGCAATTCTTGCATTAATTATTATTATATTTTCCATATTAGAAAGTATATCTACGGTATTAATTCTAATCGCCTGGAATTGTCCCGCCAAAAGCCCGGCCGTCTCTTCTGTTATACCGGCAATTGCCCCCGTTAATCCCTCTTTTTTTACATCTTCTAATAATTCTATTCCCGCTTCCTCTAAAACAGTTGCCAGTGCTTCCCATTGTGCCTCTGCCGCTTCGATCATCTCCTGATAGGTCCCAGTCAAATTCTCTATTTCTTCGGCTGTCAGTCCGCCTGCAGCCAAAAGTGCAAATTGCTCATACCAGTCTTCGATATATTTTGTGACTATAGTTCTCTTAAAGGCATCTATGATCGCTTTTTTCATCATATCGTTAAAGGTATCGGCAAAGACCTGGGCCGAATCTAATCCTTCAGCAAATCCTTCAGCGATGGCATCGGCAATCGATTCGGCAGTAGTACCGGTAAGGATTTCCCGGTATTGCTGCCACAAATTAGCTATTTCTGCATTCGCGCTTTCTATGGATGATAACCATTCATCTATTTTTTCCTGGTCAGTCTTCCAGCGTTCTTCTTCAACCGCAATCATTTCATTGTATACATCGATCTGTTCTTCGAGTAAATCGATTGTAGCTTGTATCGCCTCCAGTCTTTCCGTTCCCAAAGACTGGTTCAATATATTCTGCTGTTTTTGCAGTTCAAGGGTAATCTTACGCAATTCTTCATTAAGTTCTTTTATCGTAGATTGATAACTACTGAATATACTGAAAATGCTTTGTATAATAGTGAAGATTCCGCTTAAAATTCCGGCGATACCACCCGTTGAAATACCTATTGTTATTTCACCAATTCCACTAACTATATTGGCCACATCATTTATTGTCTTTTCAAGCTCTGTATCGAAAGTTCCCACAACCTCGGCCAGATTATGCAGAGTATCGACTGTTTTATCGATTTCGCTCCTGGTATTATCCCAAATCTGCTTTTGCGATTCAACGATCTCTTCATTAAGCAGGATTATGATATCGGCATATTCAGAATATTTTACCTTCATCTCTTCCAGGAATCCGATATAATCCTCTAATTCCTTATTATCTAATTCTTTCCCGTATTCAGCACTTTTATTATCTATCACCTGTTTTGCCTTATCGAATTTAACTTCCGCTATCAATTGTCTCTCTATACTTTTTAGCTTATCTTTCTCATATTTAACATCGGTAAGCAATAATAATTCGTTAGTTTTTTTATGTATCGAAACAATCTTTTCTTCTGTTGTCTGGTAAGATCCGAAGTAAGACTCTAACATTTCTTTTTTCTTTTTAGCTTCTTCTTCTTCTGTTTCTGCTATTTCTTTTAACTTACTATTTACAAATTCAAAATATTCCTTATAGGCTTCTGTCTCTTTACCGAGTTCTGCTTTGGCCATTTCGAGCCTTTCCTTATAGGCTATATCGACTTCCCCTGTTTGCCTTTCCAGATTCTCTTTGAATATAACTAACTTTGCTTCCGCAATTTCTTCATCGTATTTTTCATTAATCTCTAATGTATTTTTGTTGTGCTTTTCCACCAATCCCAAATATTCTTCGGAACCTTCTTCGTAGTCTTTGATTATAGTCCTGAACCTGTCCTCTTCGCTTTTTAGGTCTTTTTCCCTTGCCTCGGTAATATAATTGAAATATTCTTCTTCGGCTTTTTTCCTTTTATCTATTATCTCCTTGTTATATTCGGCTATATTAAGCATGATCTCTTTAGTTAATTCGGCATTTCCTTTATATTCCACTAGCATATCAGATAAAAATACATCATAATTCTTGGCATCTTCGGTCAGTTGTATATTATGTTCTTCTACGTATTCTTCCCCGAATTGAGCTACAATCCTCCAGTATGATTTATATTGATCCGCCATATATGTTAATCTTTCTTTTACGGCTTCAATTTCTGTGTCGGTAATAGTAGGAACAATCGCCGGTTCTTTCTCAGGAGGTTTTCCGGGTTCAGTAGTAATTATGGTTGGCTTACTTAATATCTCTTTTAAATTCTTTCTGGCTTCGGTTAAGATATTTATATTTTCTTCTTGTTTTAATAATTCAAGATTTAATTCGTGCTCCTCTTTAATTAAACCCCCGGTTGCTGTACCCCAGGCATCTAACGTATCTTGATAATCTTTGCTTGCTTCTAACATTGCAGCAAAAACTTCTTTTCTCAGTTCTTCCTGTTTAATGGTGATGTCTATCCCCATTTTTTGGTCTTTATTGATGCTACGCAATCTTTCGCCGAGATTTATTACCGCTACCCCTGCTTTACCATACACCTGGACAATTTCCTCTATCTGTTCGGTGAAATCATCGAGGGGATATTTTCTCATCGAACGGAAAAATTCATCAACGAGATACATCCCCGATTCTTCCAGTCTTTTATATAGAAATTTCACTTTTTCATCTAATCTTTTTGCTTCTTTGTTGGAATCATCCTCACTTCTCTCAAATCTCGCTATTTCTATTTCTGCTTGCTTTTTCTCGGCCTCTGCTATAGCTAATTTTGTTTCTATTATTCTAAGATCCAATTCCAAAGAATTCCTTTTGGCCGTTGTTAAAATATCAAAATCTCCTGCAGCACCTCTGGCAGCTTTTCCGAGATCGGGGAGTAATATCATTAAAGATTCTTCGGCTGCCCTTAAATTAACTGTTTCTTCTTTGGTTAATTCTGTCTTGCTTCTTAGGGTTTCTATTGTAACAATTAAATCATCAACTCTGCTTTTCTTTCTTTGTAAAATATCAGTCAGTTCCGAATAGGTCTTTGCCATCCTTGAAAGCTCGTCAGTAGCTCCACTCATCGCTTCATTAATCCCGCTGGCTACTTCATTCATGAATCCAAGCAAACTGTCTCCCAGCGGTTTTAATTTTGCCATTATATTATTCTTTAGAATCGCCATCTGATTATCGGTAGTCTCCATCATGATCTTGAAGGCTTCTCCGGTAGCCCCGGCAGAATTTTCTATTTCATTCAAAGTTTTATTGAATCCTTTACCTTCATCTGTCATAACTGCAAGCAGACCGATAAGTCCCCGGACATTGGGGAATAGTTCCATCAGAGCGCCTTCGTTGCCTTTGGTTGCCACTATTATTTCACTCAAGATTTGCTTAAATCCTTTTGATTTCAGAGCAGCTATATCGAATTCGATTCCCAGTTCCCTTGCCTTGTCTGCGGCCTCACCCGTTCCTTTGGAGACACGAAGCATGGCAGTCAATATTCCCCTAATACCGGTAGAGACGATATGGGGCTGTATCTTTTTGACCGCTTCGGCATAGATAGCGGCAAGCTCATTAAATGCCAATCCCGCCTGAGCGGCAAGCCCCGTTACCATAGATATGGTCGGTCCGAGTTCCTCCATTTTGACCTTACCGAGCTTAACTATGGTAAATAATTTATCGGAGATTTGCGAGGCGGTCCCGGCGGCTATTCCGTAGGCATTCATAACGTAAGTTAAAGCATCAGCGGCAGTAAATGTATCTGTAACAGTAGCTACGGCAAGTTCGGCAGAAGTTCTTAATATATCCATGGCCTTCGCCCCGTCATAGCCAGCAGAGACGATCTGGTAAAGAGCTTTCGAGAGTTTCTGGGCATTATCCGGAACGGTCTTTGACATATCAATTATCTCTTTTGATATGCCCTTAAAATTATTCTGCACCGCTTTGGAGATAGTCTGGACTTCCTTCATTGCAGATTCAAATTTTCTGGAAAAATTATAGACCTCTTTGGTTATTTTTGAAAAAACCAAGACAGCCCCAATGGCCAGGCCGGCAAAGACGTCCATTCCGGTTATACTGCGGGTCAAGCCACGCAATATTCCCTTTGCTTTGATCGCACCTGTCTGCAATCCCGTATTATCAATTCGAGTTTTCCAATAAAGTGAACCGCCTGTTTCTAAAGCCATTTTATTCCACCTTGATTAAATTTTTCTTTGCATTCTTTTGATTAAAAATATCCCAACGAATAGGCAACCTATTATTGTTTAATCTGATCCCCTCATTGATATATTCCCCTGCTTTTTTATATTCCTTTTTTTCAAATTCATAGATAGCTAACCAGTTTAAAATCTCCGGTAAAACTATTTTTGTATTATTGATTAATAATTGGTCGTATAAACTTCCCTTTGTATTAAAGATATTAAGTGCAATTTCGAAATATTCTTTTGCCTTTTCGTTGTCCTTACCGGTCCAGAAATTCCCTAGCATAAGATATATTTGAGAGATTCTGCTCGAATAATGACAGGCTTCTCTCTCTATTCTTTCCGCATTTTTTATATCATTAAGAGCCAAATAGGAACCTACTAAATTAACAAAAGCTTCAAGAAATGCATTCCAGCCTTCATTATAATTTGCCTTTCTCATTTTCTTGATCCATATCTCCCCATAGCGAATCGTATTATTAAAATCCCTGATGACGTAGTATGTCTTTACTAGATGGGTTAAATTATGTAGGTTTTCCGGATGTTCCTTAAATTCTTTTTGAAGTATCGGCAGGCTACGCTTCATTTTATTTTCTAATAATTTTTCGCCCTTCTCCCCCTGGAAAATATAGCCATAATGATTAAAAATTATATGAGGAGCGAAAAGATAGGGAGCTTTCAGAATTGGTCTATTATGAACGGCTTGCTCATAATGAAAATCTTTCTCATTTTTAAATATTCTGGGCTGTAACATTTCTGAATATTGCTTCCAGTTCCGGGTATAATAGTTATATAAATTTAAAAATACTGTTGGTTCTTTATATTTTGGATTTAGAATTATATCTTCTAAGGGATATAGGCACTCATGGCGTAATTCCTCATCAGCATCCACCTGCATAATTTTATCTCCAGTTATTTTTTTAATTCCATAATTGCGAGCCTTGCTAAAATCCCAGGGAATAAATTCTTTTTTATATACTTTATCGGTATATTCCCTTGCTACCTTTATGGTCCGGTCCGATGATCCGGTATCGAGTATTGCTAATTCACACCATTTTTCATGTATGATAGGGAGAAAACTATCAAGACACCTTTTAAGATTCGCTTCCTCATTTTTAACGATCATAGCAATTGATAATTTTGGTTTTTCCATTATTTCTCCTTTAAACAACTTATAGGATTGACGCCCCAGTTCCCCTTTATATCCGGTTTATATGGTCCGGTCTCACAAATAATCCTTGCCCTTATTTCTTTTATCCCCTTTCCATAATCAATCTCAATATAAACATCTCTGCATGCTTCACCTACAATTTTAATATCGGTTATTTTCCATTTCTTTAAATCCTTTTGCCAGAACCAACCTTCTAGCCATTTAACATTATTCCAGTGGTTACTTCTCCAGGTTAATTGTGTATATCTCGCCATTTTAGCCCAATTTTTTTTCTTCCAATTAGTTAAAAAATTCCCTACCACCTTTTTTATTTCTCTATTCATGAATCCCCCTTTTTTATAGATTAATTTTAATAAACGATGTTTCCCTTTCAAATTTATCTAATTTCGTTCTTATTCCACGAGCCGGATCATAATATTTATTATTATTCCAGACACACCAGTGTTTATTCTTATATCCGGTATAATGAATAGTGATCATACAGAGTTTTGGTTTATTATTGTTTCTTATTCTGACAGCTTTATCGCTGCAGGATATCCCCTTTTTTTGTAAGGCGTAATATACTGTTTTTGTGCCCGTTTTCCCCTTTGAACCAAATAATTTTATCGATTCATCAAGGGATATTCCGGCAATCATTGCCACGCAGGCCTGGCCACACAGATTTGAATTATCGGGTTGTCTGCTTAAATTGATCTTCAAAATAAACCTTTCAATTCGTTTATATCTTTTATCTCTAAATCTTTCGCCTTTTTGTTTTTGTCGTCTCCGGGCTTGTAACTGGGAATACTACTCATCAGCATCGCCAGGTTAGTATATGAGTAATTCCATAGGATATCCCTCATGGACATCCGGGGAAAATAATGCATCAATCCGCCGATTATTCGCCAGGGGTTTCCTTTTTCTTGGTCTGCAGAAGGTTCATCCCCTTTATCGAAACTAAAGACGCTAAAAAAGGGCTGACATCCATTTGCTGAACTATTACCGTCATTAGCTTCAACCCCTCCTTCGCGGTCAGGTTTTCATTCAGGAATCTAATTAATCTTTTTGAGGGTTCTTTTTCGCTATTGACAATTCCATATGCAATCATCTTGATCATCTTGTCTTTATTCTCAATTATATTCTTTGCCCCCAAATCCAAAAGATTAATCTCCTTATCCTCGTTTTTCATGGCCCCCACTAATTCATCAGTATCTAAATCCAATAAAATTTTGCTGATTTTTAATAGGGTTCCCATTTTAATAGGATAGATAATGAATTTTCTTTCAGCAGGGATTAAATTAAGCTTATGAAGTATATTTTTATTCTGGACGGTAATTTTAAAATCAACTCCCTTTTCAAGAATTGAATTTACAGCATTTTGGCGAATCTGATTATTTTCATTATCGCTCGGGGCCCCGAGTTTATCCTTTATTTCTTTTTTTTTATTCTTTTTGGCCATATCTCTCCTTCTTAAGTTACACCCGCCCTAGGTATAAATATTATCAGGGCGGGCAATGAATAATTCTTACTGAACTGTCATTACAATTGGAGAACCAGTGGAAGGCAGCAATACATCAGCGGTGAAGGTAATCTGCCCAGATTCGGTCTTGGCAAACCTCAATTCCCCGCCGGCATAGAGAGAAGCTCTTTTTATTTCGAACTTTAATTGTTTGTCATTTATCTTTTTAGAAATAAGTTCAAAAGCTCTTTCGCTTATAACTACTGCCGTAGTAGGAGCTGTCCAGATGGTTGCACCGCTTGCGGCACCCCCAAAGGCATCTTCCAGTATACTTGGCCCCATATCTCTTGTAGCGAATTCTACGGTCTTTTTACCTGCAGTGATTAACTGTATATCAGGATATTCAGTTTCCTCACAGAACAGATCGGCCACCGAAGGAGCATTAATCACAATATGCGCACTATCGGGGACTATGTGTTGTACAGTAACAAGGGTTGTAAGAGATGGTCCTATTTTTATTGATTCTAATCCTATCAATCTTATATCACTCATTTTATTTTCACCTCATTTTTATTTTTCTATAAAGCAATTTATTCTCAAATTTACGTAACTCATTGATACTTGATCGGTATCTTGTAATAATATTTGATTTGTAATATCAAAAATATAATAATTTGAAGTATTATTATATGTCTCTATTTCAGCTATTATTGCTTCGGTTATTGCTCTTAATTTTGTTATATTAGGGGTTCCATTATTAAAATTCTTGCAATAACAATTAACCATAAAGGTGGCATCGTTTACAATTTCATCCCCGTTATAGTTAGATAAAGGAATTATTATAATATCCTGCAGTTCAGAATTTAAAGGTTTTTTATTCCTATAAACTCTACCATCAATTGTGGCCTGAACCTCATCTGTATTGATTATAGGAAACAATATATCGTTTATATCAAATGTTGTTTTCATAAACTATATTCCTTTATCTTTGCCTTTAAAAGATCTTTTACCCCCGGTATGCTTCCGGTAATTACATCGTATCCCTTTGATTCTACGGCCGCTGCATATTCCATCCCAGCAAATCCGATCAAGATAAATCCTTTATTATTTTCTCTTAATACCTCATTTGCAATTTTTCTCGCTTGGGCCATACCTTCGGCTTTTCCCTCTATATTTTCCTGGATGATATTTCCATCTAGGGCAATGATATATCCGATTGAGCTTCTTAAGTTTCCCGTTTGGTCTTTATAGGTTCTTGTACTCCTGGCATCGTTGACAAATTTCTCGCCTGCCATAGCCAGCGTCCAGATAATTCTTTGTTCGATATTAACCTTAAATCTATCTATTCGTCTATCTATATTGCCCTGGCTAAATCCGGGAATTAAAGGCATATTAACACTTCATCTCTATATGTTTTTGATATTCAAACAATTGTAAAATTATATGTTCTTTATTAAAAAATTCTAATTTTGCGCCATCAGGAACGCTTCCCACCCCACCAAATAATGGAGAAGAAATAAACCAGTTATATCCGATCATATTCCCGGATTCCCCTATAATATATTTAGTTGAATTCGGTTGAGCATTACAGACGATCCCTATGGTTACCAAAGTCCCTGGGGTATATATTCCGATCGAGTTAGTAGTCCCGGCACCATAATAACTTAGGGTTGCTGTATGAGGATATCTTTTTATTACCATATTGCTCCTCCATTAACTGTTGGTTCATTCATGTCATATTTCTGCAAAATTCTCTTGGCCATTGCAATAAGTTGAGCCCCACTATATTTTATCGTAAAAGCCCCTTCTCTTAATTCTGGGTGAGTTGCGAGGGTAAAATACAAATCGGCTGCACATAAATCTATATCTTTAGCATTTGCAGCCGAATAAGTCCCCTCTGCTTCAAGGCCCCGATCTAAAAGAAGTTTCTCTAATAAATTATCGTTCTCATATTCAGTTTGTGATTGCAGCGCTTCTTTATTGGTCATCTACTAATGCTCCTTTTATACTGCCCAGGTAGTAGCTTCTGTATCTAAATTATAAATATGGTCTATAGAAGGACAGCTCGGGAAAGCATTTATTTCACCTTTCGTATACTGAGTCACAGGGTCGATGCTACTCCAAGAAGAAATTAAAATACCACCCTTTTTAGCCTGTATTACCTGTTTCGGAGGATTAGTCTCTTCCGCAATAGGACCTCGGAGTATATTTCCACATTGTAAATTTTCTACAAAGACTACATGTTTATCTTCGCCACTTGCATTTAACCACGGGTCAACTGAATGAATTGTATGGTCCTCATCCTCATAATCTACAATAGTATCTATTATTAATATTTGAGGAAGTCCAAAAGCCTTTAATGTTATATTTAAAACATTTAAAGATGGAACCATCGTAATTTTCGTAGCTCCCCAGGTTGTATAAGGTACTACAAAATTCTTAACTTCATCTGTAGTTACCATAAATGAAAATTTAGATTCATTCATTAATATATATTGAGGATTTGCTCCAGCTTTTTTTGCCGCTCTTACGACATCCCGGATATCAGTAATTGGTTTACAAGTGGCTGTGGTTGCTCCAGTCCAATATCTACCAGCAGCAGACATTTTCTTTTTGTTAGCAACAGGAAGTTGAAAATCTACTACTTCTTCGGTAACTATTCCGCCAACAT